ACTGTCCGGTCGATATCCTGGATGACGAGAACACGATGAAGTCGCATGTTCGCGGATCACACCCCCATTCTGTCGAAGGGCAGATTGAGGAAATCCCTGTTGTTCTCCCGGCCGAAGGGCCGGTTGAGAAAGAATCTGTTGAGGAGGAGGAACAATGCCTCGAACAACTTTAACCAAAACCACCGTGCCGGCATCGCCGTATACCGGCGCTGGAGCCGCCATTACCATGACGGCGGCGGATGTGGCAAATAAAAACCAGTTTGTGGCCAGCGGCAATGACCTGGTGATTGCGCACAATTCGGGCGCGTCGCCAGCAACCATTACCATCACGAGCGCCGAGGATCCGTATGGCCGGACTGAAGATATCACCACTGAAGCCATCGCTGCGGGAGCAATCCGGGTGTTCAACCTGCGGGCGCTGCCGGGATGGCGGCAGTCGGATGGGTATATCTACCTGGAGGCCAGCGCTGCGGACGTGAAGTTTGGCGTGCTGGCGCTGCCATAGGAGGATGACATATGGCTACTGCTGCTGAATTTGCACATGGGACGCTGCTCAAGCTCGGTAATGGGGGCGCGCCTGAGACATTTGCGACCATTGCCGAAGTGAGCGACCTCAAGCCGCCCCAAATCCATCAGGAAGCGCTGGAAGCGACCTCGCACGATTCGACCGACGGCTGGAAAGAGTTTGTCGGCGGTCTTCTGGATGCGGGTGAGGTGACACTGACGGTCAACTTCCTGCCGACCCACGCGACCCACAGCTACAGCGCGGGCTTGATCAAGGATGCTGTGAACCGTACCAAGCGGAATTTCCAGCTTGTGTTCCCGGATGCGGGGGGTACGACCTGGACGTTTGCGGCTTTGGTGACGGCGTTTGAGCCGAATGCGCCTGTGGATGGACTGTTGACGGCTGATGTCACATTGACTGTCAGCGGCAAGCCGACTCTGGCGTAACGATTGAACCCACTCCCTAACCCTCCCCCTTGAGGGGAGGGTGGGAACCAGTAGAAAGGTTGACGATGGCGATTTTGACACGGGCACAGATTTTAGAGGCCCAGGATCTACCCACAGAGACCGTAGCAGTCCCGGAATGGGGCGGCGAGGTGCTTGTCCGCGGCTTGACCGGAACGGAACGGGATGCGCTGGAAGCATCCATGATTGACAAGAAGGGCAAGACCACGGAAGTGCGCTTGCAGAACTTACGAGCCAAACTGGTGAGCATGTCTGTTGTGGACGAACATGGGAACCGGGTTTTCAGCGCAGAAGACGTGGAAGCGCTGGGCAAGAAAGCTGCCGTTGCGCTGGAACGTGTTTTTGAAGTGGCTCGCCGGCTCAGTGGGCTGACCTCTGAGGACGTCGACGAGATCACAAAAAACTAACGCTCCGGCCTGAGCGCCGGTTTTACTTCCGCCTGGCCCTGGCACTGGGCATGACCGTTGGTGAACTGCTCAGCCGCATCAGCAGCCGGGAACTGGCCGAATGGGCCGTGTTTTACGGGCTGGAGCCGTGGGGCTGCGATGTTGATGATCAGCGGACCGGGATTGTGGCCAGCACGATTGCCAATGCGAACCGGGATGCCAAGAAGCGCCGAAAGGCCTATCAACCCAGTGAGTTTGTCCCGAAGCGAGAGATGCAGACCGAAAGCACTGCAACACCCCAAAAATCATGGCAAGAGATGCTACAGATGGTCGAGATGATGAATGCAGCATTCGGCGGTGAGGACAAACGGCAGCGCTGATAACCCTGATTATCGGAACTAAAAATGACCCCTGAACGCCCCTCTTCTGAGGCCAGGGAGAGGGGCGAAGGAGCAATATGAGCGTACTCGGATCGATGGTCGTCAAGCTGGGACTGGATCCCAGTCAATACGTTGAAGGAATGGCTGATGCGGCCAAGACGGCTGAGGAGGCGTCTGGCGGCATTGTCAGCCAGCTAAGCTCTCTTGGCGGCACGATGGTGACGGGTGCATTGGCCGTGGCCGCAGCGGGGATTGCCGCTGTAACCGCTTACCTGTACGAGGGGATTTCAGCGGCCGGGGAAGCTGAATTGATCGCTGCACGGCTGAATCGAACGCTGCAAAATACAGGCGGCGTTTCTGGCGTGACTGCCGAGATGATTGACGAACTGGCTCAGCAATACCAGGGGCTAACCCGCTTTGAGGACGACACGATTGCCTCGGCCGCAGCTGTGATGGCGCGGTTTGATTCGATTTCGAAGGATACGTTCCCCAGGGCGATGGCGATTTCGATGGATCTGGCTGAGTCGCTGGGCATTGATTTGACCCAGGCGACCCTGATGACCTCAAAGGCTCTGGCTGAACCAGGCGTGGGCCTGATGCGGTTGAAGCAGGCCGGGGCAACATTCTCTGACGAGATGGAGGATATGATCAATGCGATGTATGCGTCTGGGGATGTAGCCGGGGCACAGGCATTGATTCTGCAGACGCTGGAGGATTCAATCGGCGGCACAGCTACTGCGGCCGGAGAGACTTTTGTCGGGCAGTGGACCATTTTCAAAAATGTGCTCGGTAATATTGGCGAAGAGATGACCGCCGGGCTGCTGCCGGGGCTAAGCGCCGTATTCGGCTTGTTCACTGACCTGATGGGGTCGCCAGCCGTGCAAGCCTGGCTGGAAAGTGCGGCCGGGTGGTTCACGGCGCTGGGTGATGAGATTGTGCACCTGGTTGACGTGATTTCAGCCAATGGGCTAGGCGGACTGTTCGTCAATTTTGAGGATGGATCCAATTACCTGGGCGGGCTATTTGAGCTGTTTGGGATGAGTGAAGATGCGGCCTACAGCCTGGGTGAGAAAATCAACAATGCCGTTTCATGGATCGTGGACACCTTCAATTGGCTTGTGACCACACTCAAAACCAACAAGGCCGCGGTTGTGGCCATTCTGGCAGCACTGGCGGTGCCGATTATCGCGTTTGTTTACTCAACGGTAATCCCAGCAGCAGTGGCTGCTATATCCAGCATGCTGCCGATTATCGCCGTGATCGCGCTGGTAGCGGCGGCGGCATATGTTTTGTACTCGGCATGGGAAAGTGATTGGGGCGGCATCCGGACATTCATCACAGACACATGGAACACCTACCTGAAGCCCATCTTTGACCAGGTTGTGACCTGGTTGCAGACCAATATTCCGATTGCCATTCAGACCGTCAAGGACTGGTTTGTGAACGTATTTATCCCGGCGCTGCAAACTGCAGGAGCCTGGATCCAAGAGAATGTGATTCCGGTGCTGTCAGAGATAGTAACCTGGCTGGCCACGAATATTCCGATTGCGATCCAGGCGGTGAGCGACTGGTGGAACAACGTGCTCATTCCGGCATTGACAAACGTTTGGAGCTGGATCCAGACCAACCTGGTGCCGGTTTTCGTTGATATTTATACCTGGTTGGCTACAAACATTCCGATTGCGATCCAGGCGGTGAGCGATTTCTGGACAACCGTCTTGCTGCCGGCTATTACGGCGGTATGGGAGTTTTTGAATAACAGCGTGTTCCCACTATTTCAGGCGATTGGAGATTTCTTCGGCGCCGTCTTCGGGGTTGTGGTGACAGCCCTGGCGGGCGTCTGGCAGAACATCTTACTGCCGGCATTTACAGCGGTCTGGACGTTTTTGAATGATAATATTTTTCCGCTTTTCCAGGCCATTGGCGAGTTCTTCAGCGCAGTCTTCAACGTAGTGATCACTGCAGCAGCTGGTCTCTGGCAAAATGTTTTGCAACCCGCCCTAGAAGCCGTGTGGGGTTTCCTGAGTGATAACGTGTTTCCGCTGTTTGAAGACCTGGCCGCGCTGCTATCCGACACGTTTGGGCCAGTAATTGAGGATGTTGGTGATTTCCTGCAAAACACGTTTGCCCCTGCCCTGGATGGCGTTGGCGATGCGATTGATGGCGTGATTGGTTGGATTCAGGATATGACTGAGGCGATCAAGGGGCTGGAGCTGCCGGATTGGTTGACGCCGGGCAGCCCAACACCGTGGGAAATCGGATTGATTGGAATCAAAGATGCTATGCGGGATCTGTCTCGCACAGCTCTACCTGAACTGGAAGCCAGCATGGCACTGCCGGATGTGGCATATGGAGCCAACCCTGGCAGTAATACTGTAAACAATTCAACCACATGGAACGTGAATGTTTCCGATGAGGGCAGCAACGGCCAAATCTTGAGGGAACTCCACGCGTTTCAAGTTTTTTACCCGGCAGGATAAGCCGATAACGGCAATTATGAGGGCTAAATTATGACCAATGCGAGCCTGGAATTTTACATCGTGGAGCCTGAGGAAGCGGTCAACCTGGTTGCCAATCCGAGCTTTGAGTTCGATGCGGCGATGACGGGTTTCAGCCAGGTGGGGACGGGGGCAACCTGGAGCCGGGTGAGCACATACACCCGGCGAGGTGTGTATGCGAGTTCATTCGTGTTCACGGCCGGGCCGGGAGACGGGACACGAGGTATCCGCACGTCTGCGACCTATGCGCTGAGCGCCAATCAACTGTACACATGGTCAAACGACCTGCTGGTGACCAATTTGCGGACGGTGAAGATGCAGATTATCAACAGTGTGGGCGGGGCGGTGCTGGCGGAATTGAGCGTGACCGGACGGGGCATTTCGAGCGACAGATGGATGCGCAAGACACTGAGCTATACGCCGACCGGCGCGGTGACGGTGTATCTGCAGATTATTTCGACCACCTACTCAGTAGATTGGACGTTTTACACAGACGGATGGCTGTTCAAGTCGGGATACGACAATACGTATTTCGACGGGGACAGCCAGGGCTGGCTGCGAGGGCTAAAGGAGTTCGGTTGGGCTGGGACACCACACCAGTCGAGCAGCTTCCGGCGGGGGACATGCCGCCGAGGTGGGACGCTGCTGCGGGTGAAGGATTACGCAACGGTTATTCGGGCTCCGGGGCTGGGGCTGGCAGAGTTTGACCTGGCCGGGGTTGATCTGGTGCGCGGCGGGTCGGCCTACCAGGGTGCACGGGCACAGGAGCGATACTGGGGGATGGAACTCCTATTCACTGGGACAGACGAAATCGAGATGCTCAAAAAAATCCGGGCGCTGGAGGCGGCGGTCAACCCAAAGCGGATGATCTATGATGAGCAGCCGATAACAATCATCGCTAAGTGGGTAGATGCAACCACAGGCGAGGACGCCAGCGATCCAGTTGAGTTGAACAGTGTGTACGTGACCGGGCTGCCTGGGCTGCTGGATAGGTTTGTCGGCAGCCGGATGATGGTGACGTTCAA